AACGCATAATAGTAGTGTACTGGGTGCTCGCTGTTCGGTGTTGGGATTAAGGAGTTAATAGCCCTCCCTTCGCGTCTGAGCGGGGCATTAAGCCCTTTATTATGAATTTATGTTAGTAATAGTATTATAATTTTATTTGTGAGAAATTCGGTCACCATCTATAATTAAATTAAAATGTCACTATGGATACAAATCAAAGAACTTCGGAATTGACTTTAACAGAAGAAGCTGAACAAGTAATGTCTGATGCTGATTTTATAGTTCATCAACGATTGCGTGCTGAACTAATGCGGTCTTTACGAAAATCTATTGATAACCTCAATCGGCGTATTCGTCGCAATGAGGCTGGTCTTATGACCGGAGAATTGGTGAAATTGCGTGATGCACATCATCAAATGATGTTTAAGTTATGTAGGGATAATCCACGTCCACAAGAGTTGAATGAGTGGACAGCTGTAGCTTTGCAAGAGACAAAGCGAGCTGGTCTACTAGAGTATTATGATCGGATGCGTGAGAAGGCCCAACAAGCTGAACCACAAGGCTTAGAAAATGCGATTTTTGGACAAGAAATGGTTCAAAAAGCTCATCGGACAATGGATGGAATAGTTGAGACTAATAGTCTCATAAAGAATGTAGTAGGCTATTTAGCACCTCAACCAGATGCTAATTCGACACACTTTCCTCGAGTTCAAAAGGATGAGTGTCTTACTAACCAAGCAATGTTAGCAAATGACCCTTTGAAGGTATTTGATGACTGTGCGCAAATAGTGGGCACTGGTCTACCAAAACATACAAAGTATCATTTTGCTACTCTTTTACCTCGAATGATGATAAATATTCGTTTATTTTATATTGCCAAAACTTGGTTTGATAAAATTTTAGTTTTTATTAATATGCTTTTGGATAGTTATGCTACTAAATTTATAGTGGAGGATCTTTTGATAGCTCTCTTCCGTCTTTTTAGAAAAGAGTATTGTAATTTTTATCACGATGCAACACATGAGATGGATTTTAATTATCAACCAACCATGAATCGTGAAGAGCGAGAAAAAGCTTATGCTGAAGTTAATCAGCGTTTGATTGCAGAACAAATTGCGAAACAAGCTAAACCGCAAGGAGCTGCCCCGAAACAAGTTCGGAAGGGGGCAGTTAAAGCCGAACCCCAAGGTCTGGATGTAGACCTTGAACAGTTTATGGCTTTACCTGTAGCTATCTCAATGATAGGAGGCTTCTTGTGTTATGGTAAAGTACCAAAAGGTTCTGATACAGATAAGGCAGCAACTGGAATAGCTGATAAATTTGCGAATATAGCAAAGATTAATAACGGCGTTAAAGGCGCTGTTTCATTATTTAAGATCTTAACAGAAACCTTGCAAGATATTATTCATTATTTTGTTGGTATTATGGCACCTTATTCACAGGTCTATAAGGAGCTTGACGAAGAAAAACATGCTATTACAAAATGGATCGCAGAGGTAAATGCCTTAGACCGTGAAGAAACTTTTATGCGTCTTCAGAACGATCCGGAATTGCGTACACATATAAATCGTTTGCGCGATCGTGCGGATCGTTATATGCAAATTTTTAATCGAATGTCTGATCCACCTCGAACTGTCGCTGCTCCTTTTTTGAGAGCACAAAATATAATAACTAAGATTAGTAATAAAGCTACTCATATATCGTTAGATGTGTGAGCCCGTTTGGATCCCTTTTGTTTTTGCCTTACTGGCAAAACTGGGTTAGGAAAGAGTTTTCTTACTTCCGAGTTGATACATGCTGTGGCTGATGTCATGGATGTTCCAAAATTTAAGAGGATTTATGCTCGTTCATTAGATGAAAAATTTTGGTCTGATTATTGTTATCAGTTTGGTGTTATTATCGATGATTTTGGTCAATTGGTGGATGCAAAGACTTTTGATCCATATTTTGAGTTTTTCATGTTAAAGTCGAATATTCCACGTATTTTAGCAATGGCTGAAGTGTCAGAAAAAGGGCGAATATTTCAATCAAAGGTTATAGGTATGTCTACCAATACACCTTTTCCTCGCCCAGTTTCTATTAGTGATTTTGAAGCGTTGTGGCGACGTCGTGATATGTTGATCCAAGTTGAGCAAAGAGATGGTGTAGAATATAATGGTGTTATTGGAAGTACTGACCATTTGAAATTTTCTGTTATGGATAGTGTTAAAAGCGGTGTATGTCATTACACCAACTTGTCTTTTGGACAATTGCGAGATATGCTGGTGAAACAGGCAGTTTTCCACCTTAAAAAACAAGTAGATACAATGCGTTATTTAAATCGTAGAGAAATAGAAGCTTTACCTCAAATAACACCTGAAAATATGCGCGATCATTTGCGTTCTCTGGATGTATTGACAACAGCCGGACTTAAGTTTCCAGAGGAGGCCCAACCGGCAGAACCACGTGGTGATGATGAATGGCGTGAACTCGCTCGTGCTGATTTTGCTGCTCGTAAACAAGCAGAAGCAGATGATGAAATCAAGTCTTATGATCAGTTACGCCATTATGCTTTTAAGCAAATTAAAAAAGGACGTAAAAAACCTGTTTATCGACCAACAGATAATTTTATTAGTCTGCGTCATTATTCACATTATTCTAAATCTAAAACACCATATAAGGCACTTTATGATAATTATAAAGATCCTGCAACTTTTATTGCTCGCCATTTTTCATGGCTTCACTCCCCAGATCGCAAAATCGGAGAATTTGATCCTTTAACAATCGGTTTTGATCAATCCGGTTTCTATAATGTATTGCCTTGGTGGATTTTTTATATATCTAAAATGACAAATACATCGAGAATGGCAACTCCCATTTTTCCGTTAACACGAGATTATGGTCATTGGCTATTTCGTGAGATCGAAGATCTTATATTTGGTAATGTCCAGATGATAGAGACCCCTGAGCAGTATGATTTCGAATATGTCTCCAATGCATTAGAGAATTATTTCTCGTGTATGACACTAGAAGAAGAATACATGAGACCCCAACAAGCAGAACCTCAAGGAGATGATCCCATTGTGATTGCTGGACCTTCAGGTAGTTATACGGTGGGCAAATCATTAAATCACTGTGATGGCGATTGTTTTGTAAGGACTTGTGAGGAATATAATAAAGATTTTATTTTAGATAAAAACACTATGTATACTCTTGATCATCACATTCGTTTAAAAAGAGCTACAGGAGAATTTTGTGATGTTTGTTATGAGAGTGTAACTAAGCCTGAAAATCAAGCAGGTTTATTTGACGGTGTTCTTTTAGATTACCGTCAAAAGATTGCAAAGTTTTTTGAGGAGCATCCACGTATAAAGGAATCACTAAATATTTTGTCAGTTATTGCGGGAGTTGGTACGTTTGCCTACGCTGCATATAATATGTTTAAAGAGCAGGAATCAGATGAGGAAGAGGAAGAAGCAGAACAGGCAGAGCCTGAAAATAAAGCTTATTTTCGGGATCAAACACAACGTGCAAAGCGAGTGCAACGCAATGTTGTTCGTCCTGGTAAAGCAAGAGCCCAGAATGCTACAGATTCAAATGCTGATGATGTTTTACTCCATCGTATTCGCCCTAGTCTTGCCCGTATTAGTCTTATAGGCGACCATAATGGAAAATTATGTCAAAAAACTGGAATGAATGCATTGCAATTTAAAGGCCAGTTTTTCTTGGTTAATCGTCATTTGATGACGAAAGGTAAGGATGGAGACCAGATAAGATTGCAGTATCAGGATGGGCGCGAGTATTATGTAAATTATGACGAGAAGAATTTTGCTTTTTTAGATGAGACAGACTTAGCTATATTTCATGCTGGTATGAGAGTACCCGCTGCTAAAGATTCTATATCTTTATTCATTAAAGATGATGACTTACAGTTTATAAATAACACGCCTACAACAGTTATGGGAATAGATGAGAATATTATTCCTTTTTATTATGAGACACAAATTCGACCTTTTGAATATCCAGGTTATGAGTTGACTGGTACTCAATCTTTTGTTAGAGAGGGTTGGCTTGCTAATATTTCAACTAAGAAAGGAAGTTGTGGTTCTGTAGCAGTGATGCTTAATCCACAGATTGCGCGAAAGATAGTTGGAATACATGCGGCTGGCCTTACACATAAAGCAACAGCAATTTTTCAAGTTGTTACTCAAGAAATGTTGAGGGATTTAGTAGCAGAGTTTCCTTATAATGTAGTTGGAACTTCATTGGATCAAGCTGCTGAGCATTTTGGTTTGATTCCCGAACCTGCAGCACCGCAAGCAGATTTTGGTTCATTGATTATCGAACCATTTAAGGCACCCCCGCGTTTTCAGCCTATTAAGACTCATATTAAAGAAAGTATGGTCTTTGATGAGATATTTGAACATACTACTGAACCAAGTGTTAAAAGTTATCGCGATAAGCGATTAAATGTGCCAGTAAGTCCAATGATAAAAGGTGTTTTAAAATATTCTAGTCGTGAGGTACCATTTCCGCAAGCTGATTTTGAATCAGTTCGTGAAGAAGTAAAAGTGCGGTGCTTGGAAGCGCGTAGCATGAGACCAAACCCTGGACGGCTTACTATTGAAGAAGCGATAAATGGCCTACCAATTAAGCATTATGATTCAATGGACATGTCTACTAGTCCGGGGATTCCCTATGTTTATAGTCGACCTCCAGATTCTAGCGGTAAGAGGTACTTGTTCTCAGGAGAGGATGGGGCTTTGCGATGTGGTTCTAGTCTATTGCTTAATGAAGTTACTAAGAGAGAAAGAGCTTATTTGGCAGGAATTAAATATACAACGGTGTGGCAGAATGTGTTGAAAGATGAGAGACGTACGCTTCAAAAAATTCGTGATGGTGCTACAAGGGTGTTTATGATGCCCCCAGTAGACTTCACGATGCTTGGAAGAATGTATTTCTTAGATTTTATTGCTGCGATGATGAATCACCGGGCAAGTATGTTCCATGCTGTTGGTATTGATCCTGAATCAAGCGAATGGCTTGAGATGTTTCAATATCTTAGAAGTAATAGTTCCGTCGGATGGGATGGCGATTACGGTCGATTCGATGGAACTTTAAAAGGCCAATTGGTCGAGGCTGTCGCCGAAATTGTGAATGACTGGTATAATGATGGACCAGAATGTGCACAAGTACGTTATTGCATTGTTGAGGAAATGTTGAATAATTATTCAATACTTCCCATATTGCGAGGAACGACCTTTAAAGATCTTAAAGGACAAACTCATCATATTGAGAAAGATATTATGATGGTTGTTATGAAAACAATTGGAAATCCTTCGGGTAACTTTCTCACAACTATTTTAAATAGCATTGTTAACGCTATGTATACTAGATTGGCGTGGATGGGGCTTGCAAGAGCTGCCCGGTCGATTATAGGACGAAAGTTTGCAACGATGATGTATTTCAATCAGAATGTGCGAGATAAAGTCTTCGGTGATGACAATATCATATCTGTGAAAATGGAGGTATTGAGTTGGTTTAACCAACAGACCTTTGCCGAATATCTCTCGCGTTTTTCGCTTGAATACACTCCTGCAATTAAGAGTGCTGGTTTAAAAGAGTGGTCGTATCTCCATGATTGCCAATTCCTGAAGAGGGGGTTTCGCTTTGATAAGGATCGGCCTTTTCGTTTGTATGCACCAATTGAAATAAATTCAATACGAGAGCTGCTCAATTGGGTAACTGATACAAATGATCCGAAGGAACAGTTGGAGTTGAATGTTGAAGATGCATTCAAGTTAGTCTACCATTACGGTATCAAGGTGTTCAATGAGTTTAAGAAAGAAATTCGTGGGCCACTACTTGAAGTTGATATTCATGTGGATAAATATCATTATAGCGATTTTGATGCTATATATGAAAGTCTATATGATTGAGACTTCGATTAAGCCCTTAAAGTTCGTCTTGGGTAGATTTTCTATCCCTGTTTAGATACACGATGTTCGCAGTGTGTCGCTCCCGTAGATGTAAGTATCG